GGACATCACCCAATTTGTAGTTAGGTGCAAACGGGTTTTCATGCAGTAGTGCCAACACGTCATTGATGCGGTCATCAACCCCATGAAGATATGGGGGAATGTTGACATAACCCACCAAATGCAACATGTCACGGGTTGATTCAGTCTGGGGCAATGGTTGTTGATAAACAGTGAACATGTGATCACGCGCCCGTTGAAAATCACGGCGGTTAATTTTACGGCGTTCAATATCGGCAATCATCATGTAGGGTGATGTGTAAAATTTAGTCAACACATCAATCATGCGTTGTGTCAACCCAAACCCGTATAATTTACGTGCGGAGGGGATAGGTGCATAATTTGCAACTGCATCATCACGTAAACGCCCTGAATCAAACCAGTTGATGAAGTGGTAAAACTGCAACCGCGTCAAAACCTCTGAATATCTTTTGCCGGGTTTAAATCCTAATGCATCATAGGTTGATTCAATGTATTGACGTGCAACCTTCAACGGTACGTTCAATGACCGTGCAACAACCTCTGCACTACTGCATGGGTTATCACTGAAGATGTTGATGATTTTTTCATGCAGAGGGTCAATAACGTCAACCGGTCTGGGGTTGATGTATCCTAATTGATGAAACAATTGAACGCGCCCCATAGATGTATAATCATCTGCAATCATTGGGTAAATCCCAACAACAACACCCCAACCTGCATTGATTAGTAGTTCAATTTGTTTGCTGGGGCGGGTGGGGTTTTTATATAGCATATATAAGGCGTAACGTTGCAGATCATCAACGTGATCTGGGTACAAATCAACTGCAGATGTTACCATGATAACCCCTCTGCATCTGCAATCAACCCATCTGAATCAAACCACCCCCAGACACTGAACAACAGAACCCGTGACAAACCCGGGTGGGTGTCAACATCAAATGCACGGTATAAATTAGACATCACATTGACTGTTGATTGCGGAGTCAACCCAATAACACGGCCCAATTCATCATAGGATGCAGTAGGGGATTGTTTTAGTCCTTCAATCAATTTGATTTCTGATAAACCGAAGAACACCGGTTCATCAACTGCACCGGGTTTGATATAACCAAACTGTTCAAACAGGTGGTAGCGTTTTGGGTTCACAACCCGTGTTTGCCAGCGTATAGCTTGGTGAAACGTGACTTTGTGCAGTTTGTAACGCGTGCAAATTTGCCCAACTGTATCAAACGGGTTTCGACAAATGCCAATGATTGCCCGCCGTTGTGCAGGTTGCAACTGATGATTTAAATTAATCATTTTAGACCCCCAAACGGTTGTATTGTTGTCTGAATACGTCAACAATCAGGTTGATAACCTCTGCATCTGTTGACATCGTATCAATTTGCATTGCAGGGATTTTGACGGTATACAACCCCGCTTGAAATCTGAGGGTATAAAAACCCTCAGAACATTCATAATCAAACGTGGTTGCGTACAATTCCATTTTCACCGCATTAATCACGTAACGCGTCAACATCGTCATCACTCCGCATGATCTGGTTGGTGATGTCACGGTTTTGGGTCATATACTTCAACGTCAAACCCCCATCCTGAAACATCAACATTTCTTCATATCGGTTGACGGTGTCATTGATAGCGTTTTTAAGGATTAGTTTTTCATCCCAGTCTAAATGCTTTGACACTGCACTGCACAACACGTGATTTGCATCAACATACATTGCAAGATCTGAATACAACCCAGCGCATGACAACGCAACCTGCAAAATATCACTAGGGTCTTTATGTGTTTCAATCATGTGAAGCAACTTCACACGTAAACGATTTGCATTGTTCAATGTATCATTCATTGTGGTTTTATCCCTTCATTGTATACATCTATTTTACCATTATCATAAACAGTTGGCACGGGTTATTGTTGAAGATTGTAAAACATAGTTGTTTCAGATTGAAAAAACAGTTTGACAACACCGGTTTCACCGTGTCTGTTTTTAGCAATAACCAGTTCTCTGATTGTGGGTTCATCTTCTGAGGGTTTCCATAACATCAACACCCGCGCCGCTTTTTCTTCAACAGCAGATGACCGTTTCAAATCTGATAAACTGGGGCGGTCAAACGCGCCAGAACGGCCGATTTGATGGGTTGCCAGAATTGCAACGTTGTACTTCAACGCAACATCTTCTAGGGTTTCCATAATTGCATTGATACGTAACCAGTCTGGTTGATCACCGCGCCGGTCTGTTGTATCTAACTGCAATATACCGTCTAAAATTAGAAGGTCTAAACCATGCCGGGTGATTTCCTGTTCAATCATTGTCCCAATGTGTTCAACTGACAAACGGGTTGCACGTTTGAAGCGGAGGGGTAACGCCTGCAGTTTATCAATTGCGGTGATGTATCGTCTGTATTGTTCTTCAGTAAACGCCCCCCGTTCAATGGTTCTGATGGGGATGCCTGTTGTCATTGAAACCAGACGGTTGTTCATCGTAAATTGGGTCATTTCACCGCTAAAAATCATAACACGTGCAGGCCGTTGTGTTTCATGGTCAATGCCCTGAATTGATGCATTTAACGCTATTGTTAAAACCGCCGCACTTTTGCCCGCCCCGGTGTACCCTGCAAAAACAGTGACATCACCCGCCCGCAACCCGTCTAACTGATAATCTAAATCATTTAGACCGGTTTTAATGCCTAAAGTGTATTGTTTATTCTTCTGGTACAGATCACGGTGTGCAATAACCTGTTCAAACGTTGTTGACAATGATTCAGAGAAATCAACAACATGATCATCAACGTCTGGGGCGTGCATGGTTTTTAAATCACCTATCATGTCATCAATGATTTGATTGATAGGTTGTTCCGTATCTTGTAAACGTTTATCAATCGTTTGTGCAAACTCTGCAACCCTCCGGCGCGTTGCAGACCGCTTCACAACGTGACTATAAATTGCAGTATATTGTGTACTATCAACAGTGTTAACTAATGATGTTAGATAGGCATCACCCCCAATTTCATCATGATGACCGTTGGCACGTAATGCATCTGAAACTAGGGGATACGTCACTTCACCGTATTGATTGAAAACCGTTGCACACGTTTTGAAGATGATTTCATGACGTAACAAAAAGAAATCACTGGGTTCAATGATGTTTCGTACCGTCAAATAATCACCCAACAAAACCGCACCTAGGATGTTTTTTTCTGCATGTTCTGAATACATATCCATTTTGTTTTGCCCTTATATTGTCTGCTTCAATTCTTTAATCTTCATCCGCACGTCATCAGTGATGTTGCTGGGGTTCAAAACGTCATAACCCAATTCAATTTGTGCCCTGATGATTAGTTCTGTTTCAGTGGGATGTTTTACCTCTGCAACCGGTGACGTTTGACGTGTATTCAAAAACGTCATGAAGTGCAGGGTGAATTTATCACGCTGGCGGGGGATGTCTGCACCCTGTTTAGATGACCGCCAGAACTTAATGAAACCTTCAACGTCACGTGTCAACGCCTCTGCATCAACATCTGGGTTAATTGTTTCATAGGCATCACGTAACCCATTAACCATGTTAAACGCAACAAAGTTTTTTGACTGTTTAATCAGATCTGCAGGCATGTTGAACACGGCCGGTGAAATCACTGATAATGCAATATCACTAAACCGTTTACTACGAAAAAATGCGGAGGGTTTTTCATTTGCGTCTGCACCGCCTGATTTATCAGGTGGTACATCTACGGTTAAACTACGGTTACCTACGGTTAGGGTGTTGCCCACCGCACTACTGGGGGTGTTGTCCACCGCACTACTGGGGGTGTTGTCCACCGCACCGGTGTTGTTCACCGCATTATATTTATCTAAAAAGTCATTTGACAAACCCTGTTCGTCACGCCATTTTGTCATATAAAACCGGTTTGTTTTACCGTTCTGGGTTTCAATGCCTGCATGAAGTTTGACACCCAGATGTCCTTTTTCAATTAACCGGTTACACGTATCAATTGCAGACCGGCGTTTGACGTTGCATTTTTTCGCTAGTCTGCTATATGACGGGTAACATGCACCGTGTTCATCACAATAGTCTGCAATTGCCAACATCATCAAACGGTCTGCACCCTTCAATTCTTCATCTTCAAACACGTAAACCAGATGTTTTACACTCATAACTTTTGCCTTATAATCTAACTGTTACACTTAACAGGGGAAAAACCGTTGCGGGTTCAACCCCTTTTTAATTCTCAGATATTGAAACATTGTACCGTTTTCCCTGAATTAACCCATTGTAATCACCCAAATAAACCCGCGCGTTTGCACCCCCTTCAATCCACAATTCAGTTTCTAAAATGGGTTCACCCTCAGTTGCTGGCGGTTTAACCCCGCGTTTGGATGCAAACAACCGTTTCAGATCTGGCACTGATTGCGCTTCACGCATCAACAGAAATGCAGACACTGCACTATATTCACGGCCGTAGGACACCGCTTCTTTAAGATATGAAAACGTGATGTTCGGGTAACGTTCTAAAATCCTGAATCTGGTTGATGGACGCCAGAACCTGCAAACCGTGATGTATGATTCTAGCGTGTTGTAATTCAACCCAGACACATTTGCAAACCATTGTTTCATTTCACGTTTATGACCGTGTTGCACTGTTTCCAGATACATTGTCATCACGTCACCCACCAAAAACTTATACAGATCACCGGCGTTCACTGCAGATTCTAAAATTGACCGCACAACATCAGAAGCGTCATCTTCATTCTGTACTGCATTTACAAATGCGGTCATCCCCTGTTGATAATCATTCATATTTTATCCCCACTGCATCAAATGCTTCTTCTATCGTTGTAACAACTGCTATTCTATAATTATAGATGTCATTTAGCGTGTTGTGCAGTTTAATTTGATACGATGTTAAACGCCCCGTTTTTGTTTTCACTTCTATAGGTATCCACTGTTTATTATTGGGCGGTAAAACCCACAAATCAACGTTTTGTTCCTGCAGTACAAAACACCCTGCACATTGCAACGCTTCAATGATTTCACGTTCATTTGCATCACGTTTGTTTGCATATCGCGCCATTGTTGACCTCCGCTAAAAAACCCCAGCACAAAACGCGCCGGGGTTATTTTGTGTTATCGTTTCATCAACCACTGCAACACAACATCATGACCGTCTGCAACAACATCACCGTCATATTTGTTCAACGCCTCTGCAATGGATTGTTCATCACCAAATTTCCCCAGCAATGTTTTGTTGTATCGTAGTGCATCCCACAAAACAGATTTTCGGGTTGCAGGTTGTGCAGAGGATGCAGGCCGGTTGACCGGTGAATCTGCTAAATAGTCACGGTCATTCAATTCGTCAGTTGCAAATTGTGTGCCATATCCACAATGTGCCAACGCCCTCCCAATGCTGGCGGTTTCAGCTTTTTCAATGTCACGCCCTGACCATTGGGTTTTTTCCCCAGACCGCACGGTTGACAAACCGGTTGCCAGAAGTTCTTTATCTTCATTAAACACGGTAGTTTTGCAAACCAAAACGCCCCCGACATCATGCAGATCTGTCTGAATTTGACCGGTAGGGTGATCATCACGAAACCACATCAACCGCCCTTGAACCGTCATATAATCTGAACCCCGCAATTTGATTAAATATGGCGGTTTCATGTAAATCTTATTAGACATTGCATTCATCCCTTCAATTAATTAAACAATTCAATTGTACCTGTTCCAGTACAATTTTAGAATACTATAATCATAAACTATTGACAAGATATAAAACTTGAATTATTCTATAAATATCTTATTTTTATTCCTCTGATTCAGAGGTGAAAGGGTTTTCAATGCCAGTTAGTCATCAGGTTCTTTTGTCACGTTTGGGGTCACCGGTCAACAATGTTGGTGCATGGGGTCATCATGCAGAGGTGATCATTAATGATGCAATTCAATGTGATGTTTTGCAGGTTGGTTATGGTTTGGTGTTGTCTATTGATGACAATGCAACATTTACGGGGTCTGATAATGTTTTGTATCAAATCCGCATGTGTTCAGGTGGTAACGGGTTTTATGAAATCGTTGCAATTTCTCCGCTTCATTGTTATGTGTTAGATTCAGATGTGCCGGGTTTAGATGAAGAACTGGGGGTTTACACGTTTGCAGAAATTAAAAACTATACATTGCAAAATGTGAAACTTCCCGGATGGAACATCAGTTGTGAAACGTTTGGTGATGATATTCGTTTGTATGCAACACGTTATGATTCAACAGATGATGAACCAACACATGAAGATGATGGGGTTGTTTGGGTTGATGTTCATTCAGATAAGTTTTTCACAACCATTGCAACACGTGTTCACACAATCCCCCCGGGGTATCCAACATCTGAAGATGCAGACGGTGATTATGCAGACAATGCAGAGGGTACAGACACAACGGTTGAAGATGGGGGGGATATCCCCCCGCATGTGTTCACAAATGAAACACAACAATTGATGACCACTAAAATGACGGTTGTTGAATCCCATAACTGGAACGGTAAAACTGCAATTGTGATCATCCCCAGTGATGACAACACAACAACAGCATATGTTAAAGATGTTGACGGCGGGCAAATTGGGGTTGTGATTGCACCACGTCATTTGATTACATTTGAAAACGATGCAAACCGGGTTTATGCAACTGCAATGATACCGTTTGCAATGGCAACTAATTTGTTTACATCTATGAATCTATTGAAGGGATAAAACCACAATGAATCAATCTAATGTTCACATTAATTTTTTGAAGGGGGCATTGTCTGCAGAGGGTTACGCCTCTGCATTGCAACATGCAATTGAATCTGGGGATGTTGACGGGTTTTTCAACAGTTTTTCAAATTCAACAACGGCCGTTGCTAAACCTGAACCGGTTTTTTCATCTTATACCTACTATGTGTTTTTTGACCGTTGGTTAGTTGGTGAACTATCTGATGACGGGTTTGTTGCGGAGTTCAAAAACGCATTGATGCGCGGTGATGTCAAAACATGGTTTGAAGTTTGGGATAAGATGAAGCTGGCGGGGTTGTTTTCATGAAATCACACATTGTGAAATTGACTGATGAACAATTTGACGCGTTGCAGACCGTTTACAAATCTGCAGGTTATAAAACCCTCAGTGATGTCACACGTGATGCATTGCACGCGTTTTGTGATGATCACGGGGTATTGTTTCCGGTCACCGTTTCAAATTGGGGTGGTAAACGTTCAGGGGGTAAAAATGAATAACACATCATTTGCAGGGATTATTAGACACATCACACCGCCAGCACAAAACCGCGGGGTGACATTCATTGAATTTGATGTTGAAGTGCGAACAATTCACGCCGGCGTTGCCAAATTCACAACATGGCATTGTAATCTGCATGGATTGCAAGCAGACGTTATGAAGATTAAAACCAACGTTGGGGATATGGTCACCGTGTTTGGTGTTGCTTATGCAGATCATGGGGCATTGTGTGTTGATGTCACATCATGGTATAGCACACCATTGGTTGCAGGTGATCACGTCATTGAAGATGAAGATGATTTTGACCCACTAGAACATTTGCCATTTTAAGAACAGCGGGGGCATCACGCCCCCCAGATGAAGGGTTCACAATGCCAGAATTATACAATGACCGTTTAACTTCTTTACAATTGACTGCACTGAGGGCGTTATATAACAACCCGTTGCAATCGTATAAAACAGTAATTTCACCGTTGTTTTGTACTATTTCAGCAATTACAAGCGCAATGAATAAAGTTTCAGGGACAACACGGCGTGACAAAATGTTTTATGAATTAGGATATATCAACATGCCCCGTGTCATGCCATATGCTATCAGAGAACCATATAACAATATTTTGCCCTATCTTCAAGAAAACCCAGTTGCAACAATTTCTGAGATATCCTCTGCATTGGGTTACACCTATTATACAACAGGGACATATCTAGGTGACATGTACCGTGATCTGGGTCATCAGGTGAACGGCGTGTTATATACAACACGTTTGGGGTTTTATGCAGGGCGGGGGTGGTTTGATTACAAACAGTTAGCAGAGGATGCAGAAACCCAGTACAAACACATAAGTCAACAAACATATATAAAGGGATAAATGCAATGCAATCAACAATTAATGGTTTTAAATATGAAATTAAACCGTGGGCGTTTCTTCAGGGTTCAGATCTGCATGAATCAAAATTGACGTTTGCAGATCTGCATGATGCAAACCTAGCGGGTTCTGATATTTCAGATTCATTTGCACGCTTTGCAAACTTTGAACGTGCAAAGATGCAACAATGCAATTTCAACGGTTCAGACATGCGTAATGTGAAGATGCGGAGTGCAGAGGTTGCAGGTGCAAACATGCGTTATACAAATCTGGCGTTTGCAGACATGCGTGATGCAGATTTAACCGGTGTTAATTTTGAATGTGCAGACGTGCATGATGCAGATTTGACCGGTGCAACAATACGTGATGCAAATTTCAACCGTGCATGTATTGACGGCGTGAAGGGGTTGATGTCCTTATACATCCCATCATTGCATGTCAATGGGGTCACATTGTATGCAGTTAAACACCCCCAGACCGTTTGGGTGATGATAGGGGCAAATTATTTCAACATCATGTCTGTTTATACCGGCGCGGAGTTTGACGGCGTTAATACGCCCTTATTACGTCAAATTTTGCCGATTATTGCAGACTGGGGGCGTGGTCAATAACCCTTAGAACAACACATTGCATAAAAACACAAAAACCCCGGCGTCTGCAGGGGTTTTTGCTTTATCGCAACATGTAAGCCACAAAAAGGATATGCAGTTATATTGTACCACTATTCAGACGGTTTTGAACCCTCTGCATTTTCATCTGCATCTTCTTCTTCAATCTGGGTTGTTAACACTAAGTTGTGTAAATACCGTGCAACCGTCAATGTGATGTCATCAACATTTGTGTTTGTTGCATTTGCCAGTTTCTCCGCTTTATCAAACAGTTCTTCAATTTTACCCACTGGGTATGACCGATAAACAAAAACTGACATGATCACAATGACCACTAATTGAACCAAAATCAAAACATCAGTGAAATTATTTTCCATTGTTTGCATCCTCTGCTTCATCTTCATCAATCAATTGTAATTGCAACACAATCACTGCAATCAAAACATCTTTTGTTAAATCCCACTTTTGACCCGCTGGCATGGTATCCCAATTTTTTCGGATTTTACGCAATGATTTTTTTAACCGTTGTTTGAACCGGCGTTCTTTTGACGCGCTATTGTTTGCACCTATTGTTTTCATCAAATCACCTCAGTAACCATCATTTGTGCAGACCCTGAACCGTAATCATCAACCAGACGATAAAAAACAATGTCATATAACCCAGCGTCTGGGGTGGGGTCATTTAGTGTTGCAACCCCATCAACAACATCAACAACACCTTCATCATACAATTCACCGTCAACAAAAACTGCAAACCCTATCATGTCATCAGATGCAATTGACGTGTCATTGCACGTGATCATGACGGCCGTTTCATCGTCTGGTTGTTCAGGGGATGTTGTTATTGACGTGATTTTGTTTTCACCCGCTAAAATTGCAGAGGCGGTTGCAATCATTGCATCTGTTTCATCTAATAAAACAATGGCGCTATAGTCCCCAACTGATACTCCGGCGGTATTATCTGTTAGGATTGCGCGCGCGATCGTGTCTAATGCTGTCGCGTCCCATATGATAGGGCTGGTTACAATCGTCGGTTCTGTCATTATTTCTTCAACTCCCGAACGCTAAAATGTGCATATTGTCCAAATAGGTTAAGGGTGCCAGTTGCGCCAATCTGTCGCCGCCAGCGCATTCGGAACGTGTGTGATCCTGCTGATACGTTATTGAATACATACGAGAATGACACGTTATCTGTCATGTCGAGATTCACTTGTATGGGTATATACGGGACGCCGTCATATAACACGGCGAAAAAAGCATTCATTGCTGTTCCGCTGGTTCGGTAGGCAGTCGCTGCAAATGTTACGCGCACGTCGCCCCCGTCGGTTGTTATCGTTGCAACCATGTTCGGGTCGTCAATGTCTACGAGTGTCTCGCTAGTTGTTGAATAGTTAACCGCGCCCGCCCGCGTGTATGTATATTCTGCAGGTGAATATGTCACTTCATCATATAACCATTGGGTGTTATCTGATAGATATGTATTCATATCATTTGACGTCAATATTTCAGATGTCCATGTTTTGGGTGTTGTCCATGCCATTTTTTGCCCCTTAATATGCTATGATTACTGTTTCATCGTCTAATGTATCACGGTCTAAAATAAAGAACGGCGTTTCTGTTTTAGCATGTAACACCCATGTCAACTGATGTGTACCGCCAGATATGTCGATATTATGTTGTTCACCTATAACTATATAATCATTTACATGATTAGAATTTGATAGTGAAATGGTGATACAATCCCCAATATCAACAGACATAACATCTATGAAGTTTTCTTCACGCAACATCACCGTTGCAGTATCTGCAACACGCCGTTTTGTTGAATACCTCCGCAACAAAAAATCTGCAACCGATTGTGCAAAATTTTCATCAAAGATGTAATTGATTTGCAGATCTGGTAGTTGCGTGGGGTTGTGGTTGTAAATACTGAGGGCATCAACCGCACGTGCATATTGTCTATCATACTGGTATATCGGTGTACCCCGTACTTGTATTTTAGTGATATTCACGTTTTCACTAAACCCATTATAAAACCGCAATTCACCGCCGGTTGAATTTAGTGAAACGCCACTGAGGATTGACCCAGACACATCCCCCCCAGATTCTAGTGTTGCAACAATATCAACATCTTTAACCGGTCTGCGAGTACTAAGTGCCACAACATAATCTGATTCATTGTTAGGGTCTTTGAATTGAACCCCTACCGTTGCACTGGTTTCAGATGCAACCCGCAATGGTAACCCGCGCGCTTCAAATAGAATTGTATCAGGGTCACCAATTTCACGCGGGGTGTAAAAAATCCGGATGTCATTTGCAACATCTGATTGACGGGTTTGCAGTTGGGTCAAATCATGTTCTGTCACCGTCAATTTTGGGTTTTCGTTAGCGTCATGATGTCTGTTAAACCAGTGATATTTGTTATCACGTGGGTTGAAAAACAACCGCCCAAACGCTTCACCCATGCAGACATCATAGACAAACCCTAACCCGTTTTGTAGCAAAACCGTATCATCTGCAGATTTTCGTAAAACATCCCCAACATATTCTAATATGCTGAAACCTGTTTCAATATCGGTGATTTTAGCGGTTTCTGTATCTGCATCATATAACAACCGGTCACCGTCTAATTCTGATACATTCAAAATAATAAAATCAGAGGCATAAGGCAATGCAATATCTGATTCATTAAAGAAATCTGTAATTGCATCTGAGGATAATTTATCACGTTTGACACGGGGTTCATATTTGACGGTTTGCAACCGGTGAATTGCATCACGACACGTCAACACTGCAATCTGTTCATTAAATTGACCAACAGTCAAACGCAACCCCACGGTGTAAAACGTGTAACTATGTGTAACCCCGCCAGATGTCATTGAAAACCGTATCATCAAAGATTTTGACATCAACCCGTAAAAATCTGCATAGGTTGACCCATCCCCAGAACCCGCTTCATCATAGAAAAACGCCCCGTCACGGTTATCTAATGTTAAGGTCATCATGTTTGACGGTGAAACTAGTGACGTTGCATTGTGGGGTAAATCATTGGGGTTTTGAAATCCTGTTGTAAATGAAACTGAATCCCTAACACGGCGGGTGATATCTGATAAGGGATGATTGAATTGACCGTCACGGTTTAAATCTATTTTGATAGAATATTCAACCATGGTTTAACCTATCGTTTGTTCTGGGGGTGGTGAACCGCCTGGTATTTCTTGTCTATCATTGAACAGGTTTTCACCGCGCCCGCCCGCTAAAACATAATCAATATATTTTTTATCTGCTGGGTCAAATCTTGCCCGTATATAAACCGTTGCCGTCATTGATACATCTGAAAATGTTTGATTCACGCGCCCCTGAATAATCCTGATTTTTTCATTGATTTCATCAAAATCGGTTTTCAATGCGTCAATTTCTTCACGCGCCTGATCTGAAACAATTTTATCAACAGGCGCGCCGGGTTGTTGGTTTAGTTGGTTTGACACTAAAATTGCATCGGAGGGTAAAAACCCGCCCCCAGTCATCCCTGGTATCCCCACTTGCATCCCTGGTTGCAACATACCGTACATCTGCAACATCTGTTGTGACATTGCAGGCAATTGTGCAGTAGGGATGCCCATTGACGCTAAAATCCCCCACGGTGTATCACCGGGTTGAACAGTATAACCCCCTCCGCTAGGTTGCATCAATTGGGCACGGGGGGTTGCTTGTAGGGTTGCCTGTTTAATCATTGAAATGATTTCTTCATCATCTAATGCTAAATATTCACCGCGTTGAAGGGCATTCTGTACTGATTCAATAACCCCAAACGCAACATCAGACCCTAATGTTTCTGCAATGCCTGCAATGTACTCTGCAACCTCAGTTTCAACATAATCACCTAATGATGATTCAACCCCGGTTAATAAATCCATTTCACGTTGAATTTGTGATCTTAAATCACCGTCATCAACAAACCCTAACATCATTTGAACCAAACCCGTTTGTTGATTTGTTGCAGGTGGTTCACGGTTCAACAATTCATCTAATGGTTGTAATTTAATCTTTGCAATCTTTTGCAGTTCAACATTTGCACGTTCAAATATTTCTAAAATGGTATACCAGTCATCTGTTTTGATACGCCCAAAATTCAACGCGTCATATGCAGACCTTGCAGATTCACCAAATGATTCTAAAATATCACGGTCATCAATGATTGCTTCTTCTAATTCTTCAAAATGGTTGATGAAGTTTTGAATTGATATTGTTGAAGATTGCAGATAATCACCCCGCGCCATTTGATTTAAAAAGGTGTTTGGGGCGGTTGCAATTGCTTTTAAATAGTTGATATATTCTTGTGAACTGAGGCGTAAACGGTCATTAACCGTTTGCAACTGTTGGTCTAATGTGAAGGTGGTTGATGGAACGGTTGCCGGTGTTGGTACAAAACCATAATCAGACGCCATTGTTGAACCGCCTGAATAACCAAAAATGGCACGTTGTGCATCAATTAACGCCTGGTCAACGGGGGCATAATCTTGTGTTGGCAATGGTGGCGGGTTCTCAAATTGAACACCCCAACGTTCAAAAAATGCGCGGGTGTTTTCACGCACGTCATCATATAGTTCCCTATATTCAGCACTATTACGTTCATCAAAACCCATTAACAGCATTGCACCCGCTAAAGACTCAGCAAAATAATTTGTTGTGACCCCCATTTCACCCTGAAAATTTGCCATTGCTGTTTGTAATTCCATCACACGGGTTGTTGCAGTTTCAACAGAATCACCTAATGCCAAAACTGCATCTTCACCACCTTTAAGAAATGCAGTAGAAAATGCTTCTTCAACAGACATCCCAGCTTCACGCAACAACTTCATTTCTTGTCTAACTTTTGCAGAGGATATACCAAAACTATCCAACCGTTCATAACTCTGATTTGCAATCATCAATGCCATATTGTCAATCGCTTCAGATGCAGATTCAGTAGGTTGTTTTAGTTTTACCGCCAGATCAATGAACCGGTTCACTTCATCTGCATTGTTTGCAATCCCCATCCGCATTAACTGGTTTGCACCGGTCATCAAATCAACATCTGAAACAACGTTTTTTGTTGTTCTTTGCAAACGGTTCAACAATGAATCTGCTTCTTCAACCCCGCCCGCCATTGCTTCAAATATTGCGGTTGTACTTGTCAACCGTTGCCCTAATTGTTGGTATTCACTACCAACTTTTACGACAACTGCAGCAGCTGCACCCACTGCAACGGTTGCACCACCGGCCGCCATTGCAAATGACCGCATCCCAGAACTGGCCCGTTGCATTCTGGTTTCACTTGTTTGGGTTGTTTGGTTCATCTGTTGCATGTTAGATTGAACACGTTTGATGTCATCAGAGGCGTTATCTTTACCTTCAATCACAATTGATATTGTTTCTTGAACCATTACGCCCCCCTAATCATAAAGAATCTGCATAATTGATAGATAGGCATCAATCGGTATTTTACCGTCATCATCACGCGCCTTTTGCAACAATTCATTGATAAATTCAATGCGTTCATATTCATCATAGATGAACCGTTGTTTTTCCCAGTCTGGTAATTCAACCCATGCAGAAACGGTGATTGATAACCGTTTGCATAACCGCATGACGGTTTCAGCATAATTATTGAAATCGTTGCACCGCGTCATGTGTTGAAACACGTTTCCCAAACACCCAAACCTGCAGGGCATTTAATAGTGCGGTGAATGTGTCTGCATCAATCAGTTTGAACGCCTCCGCTTTATCTAACAGCGTTGCAGGTTCTTCATCACCCCAGTCAATACCGCCCCCGTTTTCTAAACACCAAACAATTCTAAGGGCGTTGCGTAATACCTCTGCATCTGCATCATTTGCAGACTGTTGTTTTTCGTCTTTGATATATTTTTTGGGGTCATTGGGGTCTTTGATTTTGGGTGCAACTTCTGCATTAACCATTAACCCCAATTCTTGCCACTTGTGATATGAAATCCCCGCCAGTTCAAATGTATCAATGACATCACCGGATGCAGATTTCAATTCAACGTTTATCATCTTTTTTGTGTGTTCAGATATTCGTAACATGTCAAACCCTTCATCAGCAGATCTTATGCAGTGTTACCCGTGTAATATATGTCTATGTACAGTTCTGTTGTGCTGTTTGCATATCCCAGTTCACAGATATATTCACCGCCAGACAAACCAGACTGAGGTTCAATTTTACCGGCGTCACCACCCACAACATACCGTGTATTTGCTGTTAAACCGCCCCCTACCGTGACGGTTGCACCGTTTGTTGCCACTAACACATATTCACCATCAGATGCGCCGTGCAATGCCAAACCGTATGCATACGCAGATGCAGATGCAGACGCGTCTGCAGGTTTCACGCTGTTTGAATCTGAAGTGTCAATGTATACAACATCATGTTTTGCAATCGTACCACCTGCAACACGACATGACATGTTTGATTTGTTATCAGGTATTGCAACACCCGTAAATGTTACATTTGCCATTTTAACCCCCTAATTATGCAATTGTTGTTTCAGTGATTGCGCCGTCAACGTTCAATGTAACTGATAACGTCTGGGGGTCACCTGCACCGGCGGTGATATTTGCAAACTGTACAGAACCACCCGCCCGCACTTCAAAATCTAACTGGGTTGACCCTGATGACCCGTCTGGTTTTTGAATCTGCATTGAACGCCCGCCCGCTTTATTTGACGCGTGCAACAACCATTCACGCATGTAACCTGCAAACGATGTTGCAGAGTCATCATCATAAAAATTGATAGTGACTGTTCCCATGATGCCACCTTCTAATGAATCGGCCCAACGGTCACCCAATGTGTGAAATTGCCCGCCGTTTACCGTGACATCTAACGTGACCGATTGAATAGATGTTGATACATCTTGAAGTGTATCAGATGCGTTGTCAAATTTGATAACTGCGTCATGTTGTGCAAATTTTGCCATTATAATTTGTCCTCTGCTTCATCTTCATCATGTGTGATGATCCCAGCGTCAATCAACCGGTCATAATCATCATGTTGTTCATCAACAATATCTAATGCGTAACCCAACAAAACATTGATGTCATTTTGTGACCGCCGTGATAGATACCCATCACGCCAGATTACACCATTAACATCAACGGCCGTTGCATCTTCTGCTTCATTGTTATCACTGCAAAATGAACCCGTTTTCAGTAGTTCACCGGTTCTGATGTGTGATAAGTTTTTCAACGCCTTATATATCGTCATTGCATTATTTCCTTCAATGATAGGGTCATCAAACACCCGTAGAATTGATTATTACTATTTTCTGGGAACGTGAAAACATCCCAGTCATAATCAATTGATTCAATTTTGATGTTCTCAGTGATTGACATGTTGTCACGTATCACATCAATGTAATTGACAACATATTGCAACAATTCAGGTAGTGCAGACTGTAGGGTTGTTCCCTGTTTCACACTATCAAACAACAACAGATCTGCAACAACCCATGTAATCAATGCAGACCCGCGCCCCCCTAGGGTTACACGTTGCATTGTTTGACCATTAGGGGTTGAAACCTGCATAGGGAAAACCACCCGCGCCGGTGTGCCCCGCACTGAATGAACACCGTTTTTAATACCGTATACAACCGGCGTTTTTGTTTTGGTGTTTATCGTTAACTCAGTTAAGGCGGTCAATGCATCTTCTATGTTACTCATATGACTAACCCGCTTGCACGTTTGAAGGGTTGCAGATTCATTAAAATGTCATCTGGGATGGGTTTGGGTGTTTCCTGGTCATTCTGTTTGACCCAGTGCAAAATCATCTGTATTGCAACCTGTTTGATTGCATCTGGGGGCGTTACGCTATAACCCCAATAACCAGACACTGCAATTGCATTTTCAGGTGAATCTACATAATCCCAAACAACAGACGTTTCTGTTTTTAACTGCACCCCATAAAACGGGGCGTGATTGCGGGGTAACGTGACAAACAATGAACCGTCTATCACATCCCCCGTGCCATTTGTTATTGTCAAATCATCAGTGGTTGCTAGGTATTCATCAAAAAACAGTTTAAACCCGTCTGTTTGCAACAGATAATCAAACCGCCGTGTTGATACCTCCGCAACTTCAAACACGTTGTTTGTCAGTTGTTCAATTGTGTTTGACGCGCGGGGGATTAATGATGAAATCAACCCGTCATGAAACGTATCAGATACATCATACCCGCCCGCCTGTTTTACCTCTGATAATGTGACATATGCCATTTTATGCAATGACCTCTGCAACGGTTGATAAGTCAATATCAGTTGCGTTGCTATAGTGTGCTAATTCACCTAAAACAACAACACCCGCGTCACATGATGCAGTGCCTACAATCATTTCTGCTTCAATGTAACGCAATCCCTGTTGTGCAACTTCTTCACTGCTAACTTCAATGATGACCTGTTTATCAGAATCACCGCCAGCTTGTGTCAATTGCGTTGCATCTTTACCGGTGATCAATGTTGCGTGACTACCGGCGTTTGAAGATGCACCGCCGTTGATTTCAAAATCTACTGTTGCAGATGAACCCAGCGTGCCAACACTGAGAATGAAAATGACACGTTTAAAATTCTTCATATCAATTTCATCTGTTTGATATGTGTCTGCACTATATGCATCTGGGTCAATCGTACCGATTAGTGACAAACGTTCTGTTAATTGTGAAATACTCATATGATCACCCCTTAATCATTGAAATTGACGTATGCAGACACTTCATAAGCAGACCCCGGCCCTGCTAATGTGATTGCATCGTTCAACCATGGTTTACCGTCTAATTCTTGCCCAAACCGCCAGGCATCTTGGCCGGTATCAAAGAAACGATGTTCACTATAGTCAACATACAACCCGCCGTATTCAAACAGGGCATAAGCACCCAGATCTGCAAGAATCACACAACCGCTGTTGTCTGCTTGTGGTAGGTGTTCACTGAAATAGATAGGATACCCCGATAGTGTTTGTGGTTGACCGCCGGCGATATTTTGCAACCAGACCGCCCCGCCTGTTCCAACTTCTAACGTGTGAAGATCACCGTGCATTGATGGGTGCATAATCCATGCAATACGCCCCCGGAGGGATTTAATGCGTGCAACCATGTTTGCAACATCTTCAACGTCAAATTCACCGTTTGCAGTAGGTGTGACATCAACCAGTGCAGGGGCGTTCAAAATCCCCAGCGGTTGACTGTTACCCGTACCGTTCAAGATGAAATATTCCAATTTGCTTTGATATGCAACCGTGATCAAACTCCGCAACAATGATTCAAGTGATTCAACCGTTTGAACCATACGGCGTGACGCTTTAACCAACCCAGAAACTGCATCATTGGTGTTAAATGTCACCTGGTCAAACGTTGCATCAGTTTCAGTGTAACTACCACCCTCCGCACGGTTTGCAGTTGTGATACCAGATGCCATTGCAGAGTTACCAGACCCCGCTGTTGGTACACTGAAATAATCCAAACTAGGGTATTTACCGGCGGTTGTTGAAACCTGCATACGTGAAACGCCTGCAACAACTGCACTGTTTTGTTGTGCAATCTGAACCATTTCATTATACAAATTGTCTGGCATCAAATACCCACCCTCTGCACCACTAGCGGAGGTTTGCGCCTTATAACTACCATAAACAGCGTTTAAGCGTTTTACATCGTTACGCTTTACCGCCATTGCCCAGTCACCCATCGATTTGATGTTAGGGTCTGCAGTGCCCCCGTCAACGGTGTAATACCCTGATTTTCGGATTGCGGGTTCATCTTGCATGTATTGGGTCAAACGGTTTAGCGTATCACTTAAACCCTTAACTTGTGCAGACAATTCATTGTGATTTTGCATCATTGTTTTTACTGAATCATCAACACTGTTGTTGACACCTGCATCTTCAACAGGTTTTTTGTTTTCTTCAGTCATGTTGTTCCCTCTGAATGATATGTTTAGGTTTTTCACATCGTCACCCGTCTTTGTTGACTCTGCAACCTTCACGGGGTTATGTTCAACATCTTCATCAATTGGCAAAAACTGCATTGTCTTATATGTTGCCTGATTGCGATAATCTGCAGGGGTATGTGTCAAACTAGCGTCTGCACCCAATGACCACGATTTCACATGAAATGCGTTCCCTACGGGTTCACGTTCTACTAAATGACTGGGTACACCTGATGACCACCCCAATGATTTGCCCTGTTTTTGCCGTGCTTTGATTAACTCAATTACCATTTTATCATATTTGTCTGCTTCATCCAAACGCCCCGAAATCCAAACCCCCACGTCATCAACACCGATATCTGCTTTAATGCCCTGATTCAATTTGTGGGTTTTTAATACCGGGTCTAAACCGTGATTAAAATACATGGTTGCAGATCCGCGCCCGTCTGTTAAATCAAAATCAGTTTCAGGCGTGAAAAAATCACCGTCAAAATCTGCATGTTCAGGGTCACCAAACAAAACCAGATAACCAGACACATCACCGTTTGATGACATCTTAACCTCAGAACCTAAATGCAATAATTTCATTTCATCCCCCGTTTCACCTCTGCTAAAACAATTTTACGTATTAACGGTTTATTTTGCTTCACAACATATTTCACACTATGTTTGCCCCAGTGTTTTTTGAAGTATTTAGTTTGACGGTCACCCTGCACATAAGGCATATATTTTTGATTGTTCCCCACCTGTGCAGTAAACCCTGAATTTAATGTTTTATGCCCCCACTTTTTCGCCAGATCACCGGTACGTTTGTATTCAGTGTCTGGTTGTTGGGTTGGGTAATCCCTCAGTTTTGAAACCAACGTCACTGCAGATGCCAGAACCCCATTTTTAACGCCCTGCATCTGTTTCGCCTTATCTAACAGGTTATTCACATCGTCAACGTCAATTTTAATTGAAATCATAAACCCGCGCCCTCTGCTAAATTGGGGGGGATGTTCTCCGCATCGTCTGCAGGTTCAAACACAATCCCATTGTCATCACCCGTTGTTGTCGTGTGAAACCCATCAGGTGACAAAAACCGTGACGGTATACCAGACGGAAACGCCCTGCATGTTTGTCTGATGAACCCAGATTCATCTAATTCAACATCCCAGTCTAAATGCTTGCAATATGCACACAAAAACGGTTCAGGGTATGATGTCATTGTTTTATTCCTATACTGTTCATCAATTCAATCATTTCACTGTATTCTTCTTCAGTCATTGCACGCCGGCGATCATACAATTCACCACGTGATGAATCATCCCATTGTTCAAAATTTTCAATGCCTAACAATTGCAACAGTTTATCAAACCGCTTCATCACTGCAGATTTTTTGTTGTCTGGTATAAATTTACTAGCAACAAACAATTCAGTGAATGTCTCATATTTATTTGTTAAACCATATGTTGACAAACTTTTATCTTTTAAGTTCTTACGGTTTTCACGTAAAAACATTTCAACTGTTTCTTTTACAACACCAAACCCTGAACTATCGACATAACCGGTGAAACTAGCGGATTGACGTTCTAACCAATAATGCAAAATATGCCCAAATTCATGTGTTGTTAATTGTTTCAATGCATTGTGATCTGTTATCATCCAACCGCCTTTTTCTGGGGTTTGTGGTTCTAAATATAATTTGTTTAAATATGATAATTTATAAACCATTTGTAAATCATCATTTGTACTATATTTTCTTGCATACGCCATTGCACGCGGGTCAAAATCCCATTGTTCATCACTTAGAACTTTCATTGTTGTTAGCGCATTTGAAACCATTGGGTATTGTGAAGCAAGTTCATCAAATTCTTCTGTTACAATTTTTAATGCTTCAACATTTGCCCCCTCTGCAATTTGAAATTCAACATTATAGTTTTCTTTATAATATTGTTTCACATCGTCATGATTCACCCAACGTGCAGGTGTTTGGTAACGGGTGGGGTCTGCATCCTCTGCAACGGTTTCAGGTTCAACATCTGGCGGGGTGACGTTGACGGGTGACGGTGTTTCATCTTCTTCTTCAAAAACATATTCAAACGAAACTAAACACCTGCACCCAACATGTGCAGGGGGGCGGTCATATGATTTACCGTTGTTGTCAAACCGTGTTTCAAACCCTGTTGTTTCAGATTGCAGGCCGTTCAACGGTTCACAAACAGGGCAAACCCGCCGATCACGCACGGTTTTCCATATGCCCCGCATCACAACCCCAGATTGTTCTAATTCATCAATAACGGGGCGTTGTCCTTCATTTGCAGCACGTGTTGATTCAGTGATTGCAATTTGTTCCGCTTTTGCCGGACTATAATCACGTGACAAACGTTCAATTAATCCCCCCCGGTCAAAATCCCCATCATAATATCTTGAAACTAAATTTGTTGCATTGTTCAACCGCGTGTTCATCATACCGTCAACCAGTGGGGGGATGTATTGACGTGACCACCGTGACGCCCCTTCATTGATCAGGTCTGTTGATACACCATAAAAACCCGTTGTTTTCATCAATGCGTTTGCAGATTCAATGAAGGTTGTTTCTAGCGGAGTTGATAGAACCGCCTGCAGGTTTTGCCCTATTTCTGTTAACACATCAGGGGTTAACCGGTCTAATGATGGGGGGTCACCTATCAGTTCAATCAACCGCCGGCGGGTTGACCCGTTAAACTTTGAAATTTCACGCGCCAGCTTTGATTCTAATTCACGCCGGCGGGTTTCTGGTAATGGCATTAAACACCCCCGTCTGCATCATGGTTGTGTTTATGGATGTCAACCGCCCCGGTAAATATTAGGTTGATTTCATCTAATGATGTTGCATCTTCTAATTGTGCAACAATTGCAGTGTTCAGAATTGGGGGGATTGCATTAGATTCAAACGATGCAGAGGCATCACCGCGCCGTTTGAACGTCTTAACCGCTTTACGTTGCCATTTCTGCAAATCCTCAGTAAACGATTTGTTCACCGTTTGGGCATCTTCATCTGCATCTAACATCTGTTGACGGGTTGTTTTTGCCCATTGATACCCTGCATCACCACCCCACAACAACCATGCAATGTAACCATTTGTTGGGTTTTCGGGGTCATCCCAGTTGTCACGCTTGTCAACTTCATGACGTTTAAAATAACTGTACATCCTGATAACAATATCTGGCAACAATTCACGGCGGTTTGCAATCTGGTTTGCACGCATTAACCCCACCCGCGTACCCCCGCGCTTAAATTTTGCCCGCAATTCTAAACCTAGTTTTGCATTATCAACCATTTCATCAGTAGGATAGAACACAATGTCTGCATACCGTGACGGTATAGGTTTCACGTCTTTGAACATGTCATCAACATCTTCATCTTCATTGTCTGCATATGCAACCAGATCATCAACAACCGGTTCATCCTCTGCAATCATGTCATCAACATCTTCTTCTTCATCTTCTTCAACGGCCGTTGCATCCTCTGCAGGTGATGTGTATGTTATGGCGTCCCATTGTTCATCAGTCAAATCATAACCCAAAATCTGCAATGCAATATCTAAGGGCATCCCAACATCAACCAGATTTTTCAATGACCCAGACCGCATTGCTTCATCACTCTGAAACACTTCTAATTGTTGTTCATTGAAGAACAACCGCGGTTCTAGTCTGTGATTTTCAAAATAGGTGTTGAACATTGATTCAATTTTACGTGCTAGGGGTAAAATTGTCTTTTCATAAAAATGTCTATTATCCTGTTGTGCAGTTGCAAAATTGGTTGCATTACTGAATAACAATGACTGAGGGATACCCAACGCCGTTGCAATATCTTCACGTTTTGCATTTGTTAGTTCTGGCACTGCTAATTCAGACATGGGTGACCCAATTGATTCAAATTCAATGTTTGTCCCAACAGGTGCAACACGGTTTGAACCGTCAATCCCTCTGCTAAACAAACGCGCCAGAATTGATTTTGTACGTTCCTGTTCTGATTCTGGGTACGTCTGAAAATCTTGTATCTTTGCAATGGTTGGGTTGATTGCACCTGATTCAAAATATTTGACCGCGTGTTCATCAATGGATGACAACAACCCGCCCGCACGTAATGCAGAGTAAACAGGGGCGTCACCTATTGCCAGTTCAGACCGGCGTGACGGTATCCATGCATACATGATTTCATGCACGTCATATGTGTAAACGTCTGCATCTGAAACACGGCGTTCAAACCCTATCAACCCCGCGTCTGAATCAGTCAATAACTTAATTGTTCTGGGGTGAAACCGTCTGATGTTGGGTTTTCTACCGGTGCGGTTTGTTTCCAAACATGCAAACATTGACCCCGTCAACAGATAGTCACCCACTAATTCATTTAGTAGGGTTGCAAAATCCAATGATGACAAAACCCCCAACGCCTCTGCATCACGGGGTAAATTGACAATAGTTTCTGCAATGATATTGATTGACCGATATAACCACGGTACATGACGCGCCAGATCATAAACATCATGTTCAGTTGATTGACCGAAAACAGATGTCCATGCCTCCGGGGGCATATTGCGGACCGGTATTGATTTCACACCATTAACCGTTGTTAACTGTATTGAATTTGTATTCTTTATCATATAAACACCTTACTAGGCAACACCCGCGCCTTATTTGCTAATGCCAACGCAACAACACAATCATCATGTGACCCACTAGGTGCAGTGTAACGATAGTTACCAGACGGCAATGTTTCGATAGAATAGGATTTCAATTCATGAATCAACACCGGGTCATTTAACAACCCTATTGTTTCCTGTTCTAAGTTCAACGCTAAACTATTGATAACCTCTGCTTTTGATTGCGCTGTTGTTTGAAACGCCTGCACTGGCAACCCTGATTTCTTCAGTTCTTCAATGTTGGGGTCACCTATGCTGTTTTTCTCCGCAATGATTTTAAACGGTTTATATTTCTGATACATCGTCATCAACCGTTGACGTTGCAACGTCCATGAAATCTGATTGAACCTATCCATTGCCAGCATGTACCCTGAATCTACATCAATTGCAATGATGACGGTGTAATCATTTGTTTTACCCCAGTCAACACCAAACACAACACGTGACGGGTTGGCCGGCGGTTCTTTGATGCAGTTTTCAAGATTACGAAACACCGCGCCCCCATCTTCTAAAAACAGCGCGTCAAATTCTTGTTTGAATGCACGTTCTGGCGTGTTGCGTTTGATATCATCTAATTCATGTTTGGGTATCATGGGTGATGACCCTGAAGAAAAATGATATGTAACCCAGTCTGGTTGTTCAGGGTCTAAACCCCTCAGATATAAGGCGTGAAAATCTGTACCAGTGCCATTAGGTGTTGACGCAATCGTTGCCCCGCCTTGTGTTGTTGCCAGCATGGGTCTCAACACTGCATCCCATACACCCTGTTTAACAAATGCAAATTCATCAATGAAGATGTGATCAACCCCGGCACCTCTGAGGTTATCCGGTTCATGCAATGATACAAATTCAACTAACCCCCCATTAGGCAATTCAATCTGCAACCGTGTATTGTTTATGTATACATCTGGCACTATTGACAACAATTTCTTTACCCTAGGGAAAACCTTATTATTATTCTGGTTGGTAGGTGAACAAAACCAGACCCGTTGACCCCGCAACACACGGTTAATCAATGCAATGATTAGGGTTTCAGTTTTGCCCCAACGCCTACCAATACACAACACCCTAAACCGTGTTTTGTCATTCAGAATTTGTTGTTGCAGTTTGTGGGGTCTGCTAACTGTAATCGTTGTCATTGTCATCATACGTCAATTTGATTTCAATTGCATTGTTACCCGCGCCGGTGTATTCATGACGTTGTGAATATCCGCGGTCTTTACCCAGCGTTTTTAATGCAAAGATGACGGCCGTGACATCCCCTTCTTTAACCTTATTCAACAACGTCATTTCTGCAACATCTAAAAACCCCGCCCGCGCGTCATCAACCGCTTCTTTGCAGATGTCATGTTCTTTGATATAACCGTAAACCGTGCCCCTACTGCATCCCAGAAGTTTTGCCGTATAGGTGATGAACCCGTTTGTTTCTCTGATTGCATCTGCAACCTCAGTTGCAGTAAACCGTTTTTTTGCCATTATACCCCCCTGTTTTATAGTGTTTAATTTGTCATCAGGGTTTTTATTGTTTTAATTTTATATTGTGATACGTCAACAGACTGTTAATTGCATCAATCAGGGTTGTTGTAACAGATCTGGGGTGATGCCATTGACTTAAATGATAATATTCACGTACCCTACAATCTTTTGCAGGTATATCATGCCCGGTTGTTGCGCTATGTTCTGCAACAATGACATAACACAACCGCCCCCCATCTGATATTGCATTGCAGAGGTTTTGATACAACAAACGTTGACCCAGTGGCAATTTTGCATTGAATTGTTTAAATTCTATAATTATAAACAACCCTCCGCGGTTGAAGTCAATTATACCGTCAACATCAGATGGGTAAATTTTACCCCAATTTAACCCGTCAAAATTCACAAACTGTTGAATTGCCTGTTTGTCTTTAATCCGATTTTTCGTCATTTTGCAACCGTTCAACTTCTTCACGTAACTTTTGAATTTCATGCAACAATACAAGATATTCTAAGTTCTGGCGGTCTGCATCCTCTGCTTCATCTTCATCTGCTTCATTGGGTTGAAATATGATTCTTAAAAACAACGCAACCCCTACAAAAAACAGAACAATTTTATTGTCTAACAATTCATCCATTATCAGTCATGTTTGCCAGTGTCTGTTTTATATCATTCAATTCACGGTTTGCCGATTTCAACAAATAACGGTTCACAATCCCAACAACCGCCAGATATGGCAATGTCAATAAATACAACGCCGCCAACAAACCAGTCAATTGTATTTGACCGTTTAACGTTTCAACTGCAACAAAAACACCGTATAAACCAATTGGGATTGTACCCAGTGCATAATGCAGAGGTAACCGATCACGTAAAAAACAATAAACAGACATTAAATACCCAAACCCTACAATGAAATATGGGTCAACATGTAATAATTCAGATAAACGCCCAACCCCACTATCAATGCCCCGTTCAATCAATGTTGTGTTGATTGCGGAGAACCCCATATAAAACACCCCCAATGCAAATTGTGATTGTAGTTTCTTTGAATGTTTCATAAGGGTCTGGTTTAAAGCGGAGTAGTTGAACACGCGGTCAATCTGTTTTATAAAGTGGTTGTTAAAGATAATCATGTCATTCACCGTTTGTTTTAGACGGTACACCCAACGATGCACCGCCCAAAATGTAAAAGAAGGGTTTCACAATGCAACTATATTATAACATAATTTTACAACAATCGTTTTTGCCTCAGTGTTGATTGTTTGACCCAGACTGATTCAACACGCCCGGCGTGTTTTAATGCAGACCCTTCATCTTGAAGTTTGCTGTTTCGTGTTCTACCTGCAACGTGTGATGCAGTTTGATAATCAATGCGGTCAAACCCGTGATCATGCAGACGTGCATAAATGGGATGATTGTAACCACTGAGAACAACCGCCCCGTCAACCTGCAATAATATATCAATCAGTTCTTCATGTTGTTCATCAGTCATTTCATGCGTGTAACCGCCTGCACTTCTTGTGTCTAATATATAAGGCGGGTCACAATAAAATAATGTGTCTGGGGTGTCGTATTGCGCTATACAATCCACGGCGGGTTTGTTTTCAATCTGTACCCGTTGCAACCGTGCATGAACTTCTGGCAAGCGGTGCAATGCCTGTTGCCAGTTGTTAACTATATGCGCCCGCCCCCTTGTTGATTCTGTAACCACTGAACCCCAACCACTACTAAAATGACCCCCAAAATTTTGACGCGCAACTATAAACCACATTGCAACGCGTTTGATTCTATCACCTTCATCACGCCAGTTGTCACGGTATTCATAATATAATTGTCTGCTATATGGCAACGCTTCAACACGGCGGTAAAACTGTTGAAATGTATCTGGGTCTGCAATGACGGTAAAAAAATCATACAATGCACTATCTAAATCATTGTAGGTTTCAACCTCTGCTGGGGGTTTTGCCAACAAAACAGACCCCCCACCCCCAAACGGTTCACAATAAAAACGATGTTCAACACTGTTTAAGATGGGGATAAGTTTTGATGTCATGTTGCCCTTACCACCAAACCATGCAATCGGACTCCGCATTCATCACCTCTGATTTTTGTAAAATTGCAAAAACCCCCGAAAAAAGGGGTTATTTATATGATTGTATATATATACAACGGCGTTTATTACCTGTTTTGCAGTTTTCGTGATAAAACCTCCGCATGAAACCGCAACAGATCTTCATCAAACCAGTTCATTTGACTATAAAACATCAATTTGAATAATGACGGGTTGATACCTGCAGGGCGGGTGATGTTCATAAACCGTTGCAGTTTTTTCAACTGATACGGTGCATTGTCTTTTGAATAATTCAACACATCACCCAATTTGTAGTTAGGTGCAAACGGGTTTTCATGCAGTAGTGCCAACACGTCATTGATGCGGTCATCAACCCCATGAAGATATGGGGGAATGTTGACATAACCCACCAAATGCAACATT